AGATGCTACTCTAGGACGCACTGGTAACGGTGCTGGTTCTGGAGACGCTTGGACGATTGCCTTCTGGTACAAGGGAAGCACCGACGCCTCTGGTCAGACTATTTTATTTTATGGTTCTAACGATGTTACTAATGGCGCACACATAGAACTACGATACGTAGGAGGTAACGATAAGCTCCGCTTACGTCATGGTAGTGGTAATAACTACCTCCAGATGACAACACCCAACGACAGTCTCCCTGCTGGTTCTTGGAAACACGTTGTAGTTACCTATGACGGAGGCACTACAGGAGCATCTTCAGGGTCGCTCTCTAGCTACTATGGTCGCTTTGCTATCTATATTAATGGCTCGCTTCAGACCCTATCGAACACTCATGGTAACTATGGGTGGTCTGGAGCTATCTCTGGTCAGAACCTACGTATTGGAAGATTCGCTAGTGGTAACTACCAGAAGGGTGGTAAGATTGATGAGTTAGCCATATGGGACTCTGATAGAACCGCAAACGTGTCTGGTATCTACAACAACGGTACTACACATGACTTAGACCAACTAGCATCACCTCCAAAACACTGGTGGCGCATGGGAGATGGAGACACCTACCCTTACCTTCAAGATAACGGAACAGCTAACAACTGCGTGTTCCAGATGTACAACATGACGGCTGCAAATATCGTCACAGACGCCCCTTAATATTATGAGCAGAGATTATAAAAAAGAATACGCCAACTACCAAGGCAAACCTGAGCAGATTAAAAGACGCTCAAGCAGAAACAAAGCACGCCGTCTAGCTATTAAGAAGCATGGTAAGGCTGCTATTAAAGGTAAAGATATTGACCACAAGGACAGGAATCCACATAATAATTCCTCGTCCAACCTCCGTATTCAATCCAAGAAGGAGAATCGCGGACGTAACAAGTAAATTATGGAAATACCTCCACAGCTTAAAGACTTTAAGAACTTCCTGTACTTAGTATGGAAGCAATTGAACCTGCCCGAACCCACTGCGCTTCAGTACGATATTGCTGACTATATGCAAAGTGACGAAAAACGTGCCATTATTCAGGCGTTTCGGGGCTGTGGAAAGTCTTGGATTTGCTCCGCTTATGTGGTGCATCAGCTCTTGTTGAATCCCTCTATGAACTTCCTAGTGGTGTCTGCTTCTAAGACACGCTCGGATGACTTCTCGACATTCACGTTAAGGCTTATCAATGAGATGCCTATTTTGGCACACCTAAAGCCTAACGATAAACAACGGCAATCCAAGATTTCTTTTGATGTTGGCCCTGCGCCAGCTTCACACGCACCCTCGGTGAAATCCCTAGGTATCTCCTCACAGCTTACAGGCTCACGTGCGGATATTATCATTGCGGATGACATCGAGGTTGCTAACAACAGTGCCACTCAGTTGATGCGTGAAAAGCTATCTGAGCAGGTGAAAGAATTTGACGCTATCCTTAAACCAGAACCTAGCTCTAAGGTTATCTTTCTAGGAACCCCGCAGACTGAAGACAGTATTTACAACAAGCTACTTGAACGTGGTTACAAAACACGTGTGTGGCCATCTGAGCATATCACTCCTGACTACAACAACAGGACTTATAACGGTTCTGTCGCAAGCTTCTGTGAAGATGCAGAGCGTGAAGGTAAAACTACAGAGCCTCTACGTTTCTCTGATATTGACCTTGCAGAACGTAAAATATCATACGGCTCTGCTGGATATGCTATGCAGTTTATGTTGGACTCACGTTTGAGTGACGTCGATAAGTTCCCTCTAAAGGTATCTGATTTGATTGTTGCTAGTATCGACAACGAGATTGCTCCAGAGCGTTATGTGTGGGCTAAAGACCCTGAGCTAGAATGGGACTCTGACGTGCCTAACGTGGCGTTTGCAGGGGAGAGGTACTACCGACCTTTAAAGACGCTAGGAGACCACATAGAATACACAGGAAGTGTACTTGCGGTTGACCCTGCTGGTCGCGGTAAGGACGAAACTGGTTATGCGGTCTGTAAGATGCTTAACGGTTATCTCTACGTGCCTGCTGCGGGTGGTCTTTCAGGTGGTTACTCTGAGGATACCCTCAAGAAGATTGCTATGCTCGCTAGGGAACACAAGGTTAACTACATTGTAGCTGAGAGTAACTTTGGTGACGGTATGTTTACCGAGCTGTTGAAACCCATCCTAACAAAGCTTTATCCGTGTTCTATTGAGGAGGTACGTCACAGCACTCAGAAGGAGAAACGTATTATTGATACCTTAGAACCAGTAATGGCAGGTCACAAGCTTGTTGTAGACCCTGAGGTCATTAAGGAGGACTACCAGACTATCCAGAAGTATCCTCACGAGTCTCAGCTTAAATACTCTTTGTTTTACCAGATGTCTCGCCTCACAAGAGAACGAGGTGCTATTACCCACGATGACCGCTTAGACGCTCTAAGTATCGCTGTGGCTTACTGGGTGGAACAAATGGCTCAAGATGCAGAAGTAAAGATGCAAGACAGAAAGTCTGAGCTACTAGATGCAGAGCTTGAGAAGTTTAAAGATGCTTACTTCAAGAACCACGGAGGTAGTACTCAAGGTTTAACTTGGTAAACTTGTGGGTCGCCTGTTGGATGACTCCATTACCCCACTCAGTGGCTTTAAGTGTCATACCAGTGTACTCCTGACCCAGCACCTGCTGGATGGTAACACAAGCTACAAGGTCTTCTAGCTGCTCTAAGAACTCCTTAGATATACGAGTCTTCTCAGGGTCATATGTTTTAGCAGCCTCTAGTGCCATCTGTTTGATGTTCTGTTTGTTTATAAGTGACATAGTGTTTGTTTTTAACCAAAGATGTTTTGTCCTACAAAGAAACTAGCGATATACACAAGTAACATTCCAAATGCCATTGCTAGTAAGATAGGAGTAACTGTTATAACTACTCCAAGCATAAGTAACCCTACGCTTTTAATGAAGTCTAAGAAGCACTCCTTGACTGCCTGTGAGTATGTTAGTGTTTGTATGTTGTTTAGTGGTGTCATATCACCCACATTGTGGTTAAGAACACCCTTGTCAAATAACAAATATCAGAAAGCTTAGTGTGAAATCGTAAGTCGTTGATAATCAACAACCTAGTAGTAGAGGACAGTTATGGAAGAAGAAAGGGACGAGATAATCAAAAATAATTAAGAATTAGAATGATTAGGCTTGACAGAAATAAATCTCTCCTTAAAATATCACTTAGTGATGCCTTTGAAAAAGAGTGTATTGTAAGTAAGCTAGTAATAATTCCCCACTTAAAGTGACCAATTGAAAATTAGTGTACTTTAAAAGGGTAAAAAAGCACTATTAGTGTTGACTGGTGTGTTGTAATTACCAGTATTAACTTTATCACTATGAAAAACACACTCCTAATAATTTACCTAGCCACTTTAGGCGCACTTGTGGTGTTCCTAGGGGCTGAGAACAAGAAGCTTTCAAAACAAATAGAAACCCTTGAGGTGGATGTTACCTCTCACCAAGAGATGGTAGATGTTCTTTACAAATCCTACTGGGGTCTTGAGAACGCTACGATTAACATCATTAACCGTTTAAAGAATTTACATATCTAATATGGGAAAAGGATGCCAGTATCGTCTAGGTCACAATAAGGCCAAACAAGACAAGAACTACGATGCTATTGATTGGTCTAAGAAGCCCAAGAAGCTGTCTTTTAAGGTCAACGTGAAAGGCGTTACTAACGCAACGAAGGGAGCCTCCAAGTGAGTCACCTAGAGCAAGCTACAGGCATCCTAGGGGAACACTTCAAGAACTACATTGTGATTGTTCAGGATGATGAAAACCCAGACCTTTTTGACATGGTACATAGCTGCCCATTTGCGACCACAGGGTTGCTCCTAGAGGCTCAGAAGTACCACCACGCCCAGTTGAACGCTGTCGGTAACCTAGAAGATTCCTACGAGTGGATTGAAGAGGAACCTGAAGGTGAAGAAGATGAGGGTGATGAGTTCTAACTATTTTTGTTGATAACGCTCAGAGATGCCCTGTAAGGCTCCTGAAGACGTTTATATGTGTTGTGTGTGTGTTGACCCCTAGTTGAGCCTAAAAAGCCCTCTAGGGGTCTTTACGTGTCACTCTGGTGGTTTTGATATAAAAATCTGAGACCCTATACGTATATGGCAGAAATCCAGCGACCCCCCGCGGCCCCCCGCAAACGCACGCAGCGGCAACGGATTGTCAGTGCATGGGGGGTGTCTCTTTACTATCACGGGGGAGCAAGGCATATGAAATCCCTTTCAGGCTGATTCGAGGTGTTTTCGAGGTGCGGCCTGCCTGCCTGTGTGTGTTCCTGCCTGTCTGTCAAATCCCGTGTTTTTGTGTTACCGTTACTATCACCCGA